AGTGATCCGCATATTATGCTTGCTCTTATGTCTTGATTTTTTTACTTAATGATATTGATATTTGAACCGACCCCATTTGCTAGGTCAAAAAGTCTAGCGAATGGGGTCGGTTTATTTTACAAAGATAAACTCATATATTCACTCTTCTCAGAGCTTGACAATTTATGATATCGTGAGTATATTTCTGCATAGGGGTGTTTTTTTGCTATAATTTTCATTTTTATTCTCATATCTCAACTTCTCGGTTATACGCCTCAGCTCCCTCGACATACAGCGTTCTCATTTCTTCAAACGAGTCGCTTGGAGATAGGATAACACCGTCTTTGCCGAACTTATTGAAATAGTATTTGACTTGGATAGGCGGGGAGATGAACTCGTTGACAGCGTTGGGCTTGGGCTTTTCATTGCCTTTCAGTATGGGGCGCTGATAGAGTATTTTGCCGAACATTTCAACGCCTTTTTCGGTGAGGTACACTTTGGAGATATCGCTCTCATCACTGCCAAAACGTGGGTCGCTGAGTAGGTGCTTCACGGACTTGACGTGACCCTCTTTCAGCCGTTCGTATTCGGTGACGGAGGAGTATTCCTTTTGGCTGAGCTTTTCTGCGATGCTTAGTCCGCTCAATCTGCTTATGCGACAGCTGTCGGCTTTGAACTCTTTGCCTGCGCTTTTTTCATCGGACAGGCAGACAAGATAATTATACATCTTATATTCGTCGCTGACGATACGGTATGGGATAAGCCTTATGCGGCGCTTTTCACGGCTGTACATATTAGAATATGCGTAAATGAAGCTATAATATCTGCTGCCGTTTTGTTTGATGACTTCATTTATTTTTATGATATTGTCGGCGAAAATGAGCCTTTCACGTTCGCAATCTGACAGCAGGGCATAGTCCTCATACACGGCTTTCAGAAATCTTCTTAGGGTCGAGCTGTACACCTTGTTTTCATAATAAAGGTCATCACTGCTCAGTGTATCGTAAAGGTCACGGCATATGCTGAGCCTTACTCGCACTGCATTTTCGGTCTTGGTCTTTTCGTATTTTGCAGAGAGCTTTGAGATAAGATAGCTTTTTATTATCTCCTTGCTTTTATCATCAAGGCCGTCATCGATCTCCTCGATCTGCCATTTTACGAATGCGTTCAGAAGTGGGATACCAATATATTTATAGTTATCGTCACTTTTGTATTTTAATGATGCGATATATGCTGAATCAAATATACTTGTGAGAAATGAGGACATTGATACGCTGCCGTTAGGGGAAAGGCTTGTTTCAAATATGGACTTGTCCTTGATAATGACGGAATATGCAGAGGGTGAGAGGGGTATGGATTGCACCTCTGCGATATATGGTACGTTTTTGTCACGCTTGGGCAGAAATGTGCTTGGGGGTATGAGCATTTTTATCACCTCTTGTATCCATTATATCACAAATGTACTTTTTGTCAATATCATAGAAAATTATTTTGCTGAAATTGTGATATAAATGCCGTAAAAACGTGATAGATGTGCAAAAACATAGACAAAAAAGTTTTTGAAAATTACACTTTTGTTGACGATGATAAGGTGGTATAATGTATACAGAACAAAGGACAGGAGGTGATAAAAATGGGAAAGACGATCCTTACGGCTATCATTGTAGCTGTACTTGACTGCGCTATCGCAGCTGTCAAGGAGATTGGAGAATGAGATGAAATAACAACAGACGGGAGGTGATGAAAATGCTTTATGTAAAACAGCCACTTTCTATTGACATTTGTGCCTGAAAATGGTATAATATATTAAAGCGTCGATAAAATAAGTTTGGTGTTTTATCACAGAATATCATTGATTATTTTGTCAACTTTGACCTACTACACTGGTGCAAATTTGCACTAGTCTAAAACTGCTGTCATAAACTGCTTTCGGTTGTGTACCTACTACACTAGTGCGAATTTGCACTAGTCTAAAACAAAGTGTTTGCCTTTATGAAATTGGCTTTGGCTACTACACTGGTGCGAATTTGCACTAGTCTAAAACTTCCGCTTCCGTAATCAAGCCCACATATCCCTACTACACTGGTGCGAATTTGCACTAACTGGCAAAGTTTAATATTAAAACCAACAAATAAAAAAATCCCTTAACGCTCAATGCGCTAAGGGATAACTAATATAAGGAGTAATATTTATGGCAAAAAAGAATAAAATGAAGCCTAGAGAGCTGCGTGAGGCTCAGAAAAAAGCCAGACAGTTCAAAGCGGCTGAGATAAATAATAATGCTGCTCCTGCGATCGCTGCCATGCCTGCTGCAGAGGTCATTGCACCTGTGGCAGAGAAGAAAAAATCCTCCGTAAAGGCGGCAGGAATGAAGTCTATTCTTGTCAGCGAAAATAAAATGTACATAACCTCTTTCGGCAAGGGCAATTCTGCTGTGCTTGAATATGAGGTGGACAATAATGACTACAACAAAACTCAGCTTTCTTCAAAGGACAACAGCAATATCGAGCTTTGTGGTGTAAACGAAGTAAACATCACTTTTTCTAGCAAGCATGGCTTTGAGAGCGGAGTGGAGATAAACACTTCAAACCCTACTCACAGAAGCGGTGAAAGCTCGCCTGTAAGATGGGATATGCTGGGGCTTAAATCGGAGCTTGAAAAGCGCTTTTTCGGCAAAACTTTTGATGATAATATACATATCCAGCTTATTTACAACATTCTGGATATCGAAAAGATACTTGCGGTGTATGTGACGAATATCGTTTATGCCCTGAACAATATGCTTGGGGAAGGCGATGAGAGCAATTACGATTTCATGGGGTATCTTTCCACATTTAACACTTATAAAGTTTTTACTAATCCTAATGGCAGCACTTTATCCGACGATAAGAAAGAGAATATCAGAAAAAGTCTTAGCAAATTCAATGCCCTGCTGAAAACTAAGCGTCTTGGCTATTTCGGCCTTGAAGAGCCAAAGACAAAGGATACAAGAGTTTTAGAAGCATACAAAAAGCGTGTTTATCATATGCTTGCAATTGTGGGGCAGATAAGGCAGTGCGTTTTTCATGACTTGTCAGAACACTCAGAGTATGACCTTTACAGCTTTATTGACAATAGCAAAAAAGTGTACAGAGAGTGCAGAGAAACTCTTGACTATCTTGTAGATGAGAGATTTGATTCTATAAATAAGGGCTTTATCCAGGGCAACAAGGTCAATATCAGCTTGCTTATTGATATGATGAAAGGCTATGAGGCTGATGATATCATACGCCTTTATTACGATTTCATTGTGCTTAAATCTCAGAAAAATCTCGGTTTTTCTATCAAAAAGCTTCGTGAGAAAATACTGGACGAATACGGATTCAGATTTAAGGACAAGCAATATGACTCTGTGCGCTCAAAGATGTACAAGCTTATGGATTTTCTGCTTTTCTGCAACTACTACAGAAATGACATTGCCGCAGGCGAATCTCTTGTGCGCAAACTGCGTTTTTCAATGACCGATGATGAAAAAGAGGGGATATATGCTGATGAAGCGGCAAAGCTTTGGGGCAAATTCAGGAATGATTTTGAAAATATCGCCGACCACATGAACGGTGACGTTATCAAGGAGCTTGGCAAGGCTGACATGGATTTTGATGAGAAAATTCTTGACAGCGAAAAGAAGAATGCGTCTGACCTTTTGTATTTCTCCAAAATGATATATATGCTCACATATTTTCTTGACGGCAAGGAGATAAACGATCTTCTTACAACGCTTATCAGCAAGTTTGATAACATCAAGGAGTTTTTGAAGATAATGAAAAGCTCTGCTATTGATGTTGAGTGTGAGCTTACGGCTGGCTACAAGCTGTTCAATGACAGCCAGAGGATAACCAACGAGCTTTTTATCGTAAAGAACATTGCTTCCATGAGAAAGCCTGCGGCTTCGGCGAAGCTTACGATGTTCCGTGACGCACTGACTATACTCGGTATAGACGACAAGATCACGGACGATAGGATAAGCGAGATTTTAAAACTTAAAGAAAAAGGCAAGGGCATACATGGTCTGAGGAATTTCATAACAAACAATGTTATCGAGTCCTCTCGGTTTGTATACCTTATCAAGTATGCGAACGCTCAGAAGATAAGAGAAGTGGCTAAGAATGAGAAAGTTGTCATGTTTGTTCTTGGGGGTATCCCTGACACGCAGATAGAGCGTTATTACAAGAGTTGTGTGGAATTTCCTGACATGAACAGTTCTTTGGAAGCAAAGCGCAGTGAGCTTGCGAGAATGATAAAGAACATCAGATTTGATGATTTCAAAAATGTGAAACAGCAGGCAAAGGGCAGAGAAAACGTGGCAAAGGAGAGGGCAAAGGCTGTTATCGGGCTTTATCTTACGGTCATGTATCTGCTGGTGAAAAATCTTGTGAATGTCAATGCAAGATATGTTATTGCGATACACTGTCTTGAACGTGACTTTGGGCTGTATAAGGAGATAATTCCTGAGCTGGCTTCAAAGAACTTGAAAAATGACTACAGGATACTTTCACAGACGCTTTGTGAACTTTGTGATAATGGTGACGAGTCGCCGAATTTGTTCCTGAAAAAGAACAAGCGGCTGCGCAAGTGCGTTGAAGTTGATATCAATAATGCAGACAGCAGCATGACAAGAAAATACCGCAACTGTATTGCTCATCTTACTGTAGTTCGTGAACTGAAAGAATACATAGGAGATATTCGTACAGTGGATTCTTACTTCTCCATTTATCATTATGTTATGCAGCGCTGCATCACGAAAAGGGAAGATGATACAAAGCAAGAAGAGAAAATAAAGTATGAGGATGATCTTTTAAAAAATCACGGCTATACGAAAGACTTTGTAAAGGCTCTCAACTCGCCGTTTGGATACAACATTCCGAGGTTTAAAAATCTTTCAATTGAGCAGTTGTTTGACAGAAATGAATATCTTACTGAAAAGTAGCGTGGTGTAGATACCGCCGCTCTCTTGGGGGACAGGAGGTGGCGGTGATATTCATTCTTGTAAAAGACGTGGTGGATATTCTGTTTGATTTGTTTTTTTGGAAAGAAGAAGTTGGACAAGTGAAAATCAGAGTGCTGTATGCAATGTGGTGCGGATATCTACAAACGCTTAGCAGCATAAAGCTGTTGGATAAAGACGGCGAGATATCTAAAGATGTAACAACTCATATCACAAAAGAAGAAGCCCAAAAGCTGATGAAGCTCTTTAAAAAGATGAATATTTTTCGATTTTCCACCTCATCAGCGTCATTAGGGGAATAGTCCCAATCGTCTGTAGAAGCGATAACAACAGTATCGTTCTTAAAGTCAACTATAGCGCCAACACCATATGTAGTGATAAGCTGAGTTTTTCTTATATCTCCAACGGAGATCTTTTTGTCTGAATATGTTGATATGCCATTCTTCTGCATAATCTCTTATTTAGGCTCGATACTTTCGACACGTTCAAGCATGGTTCGTTATATCTGCTCTATATCTTTATCATCAGCAGTTTTTCGACGATGGCAGCAAGAATCCAGCTCTCACACAGAAGATCGTGGACAGCGTATCGAGACTTTCTGAGAAGGATCAGAAGTTTGTGCTGGAGATTTCGGAGAGGTTGGGGAAAGATTGAATCGATAAAGTGCCTTAATGCTAGTCATAAGGCACTTTTGCTATGTGGAGCATACAAAAAAGAGTTACGCTTTTTGATCCATCAAAGCATGACCCTACTTTTTTTAGGTAATACAAAAACTCCCCCTGCGGCGTTAAGTTCTAATAATAAAAAAAGCCATGACGGACAATGCCCGTCACGGCGAGTGACTGGTCGAGGTGACGGGACTTGAACCCACGGCAGAAGTTATTCAAACTACGTTTTTACGCTGTTTTATATTTTTCATGTCATATTTCGTGTCATATATGTCCTGAAAATAGTCATCAATGGTTTGGTCAATACGCTGGCGGTCTGTATCAAACGTTTGCTGATATACCGATTTCAATGTGCTGGTGTTACTCCAGCCGCCACGTTCCATAGCGTATACATCAGGGATATTTAGTTTCGCCATGACGCTGGCGTTGATGTGGCGTAGATCGTGAAATGTGATCTGATAGCCTGCCGATCGCATTGTTTTGACGAAACGGCCGTACACCTGTTTTCGGGTGTAGGCCACAACATAATCATCGGGTTGCAAGTTTAGGCTGTCTATTAGATTTACTATCGGCTGCCCTAGCCGTAGCTGTCGGCGACTGTTGTAGGTCTTAGCCTGCTCTTTGTCAATTATTTCCTTGCCAACTGTGACACGCACCTGCGACAGTGTCAACACATCACCACATAGGTCCTTGCGACGGATACCCAGTATTTCCGACATACGCATACCGCCCCATACAGCCAACAGCACAGGAATTTCTATATCTGACCCACGGAACAGGTCCACTACGGTTTCAACATCAGGCAGAATTTTAAATTTTTTCGTTTTGGACGGCAAACGAATTTTTCCTAGCCGTATATCCACGTCATAGTATGACATAACAGCTGTAAAAAAACCATAGATGTTATGAACAGTTTTCGACGATTTATCAACGGTCAAACCGTTTACCCAGTCCTGCACTAGCTGCGGCGTAACCTCGTCAATCGGAATATCTTTCAGCCTGTCAACATTGTTGCGCAGGATAGTCTGATAGCCGTGTATCGTGGTGGGTGATAGCACAGGCGTTTTTATTTTGATATATTCTTCGGCTGCGGTCTGGAATGTTATTTGCTGGTTTTCTTCGTCCTGACATTTTATCAGCCATTCCGCCGCCACAAGCTCGGCGGCTTTTTTCGTTTCGGCCGTGAAAGATTTGTATTTACCGGTGTTTTTATCGTACACTCTCACACGATAACTTCCGCTCGGCAGTTTCTTCGCTGTTGCCATATAAAATTCCTCCTATTATCTTGACAAAATTTTCGGTATATGATAAAATAATAGGGTACTTCCTACTATAGTATCATCTCTTGCTTGGTCTGGTCGTACACGCCCTCACAGGTCGCTCTGTGGGGGCTTTTTTATTATGGTATGTTTATCCGCCACACACCTTGCAAGGCTTATAGCCTGCGTTCTGGGCGTCCTGCAGGGTCATTGGTGTGCAGGTATCATCATAGTATCTGCATGATTTGCTGTGATACTTGTCGCCCGAAGCCGTGATATATACTATCGTTTCGGCTGGATCCTGTGCAGTGGTTGCCACAGGGATTGCTTCGGTGGTGGTTTCAGGTTCTGCGGTGGTGGTGGTTGTGGTTGTCGTCGTGGTAGTGGCGACTTTTTCGCCCATATCAACCGTGATTGTGATAGGTTCAGATGTCACACCGTCATATGTGGCGGTCACGTCCGCAAAGCCGTCTTTCAGGGGTTTCACATCATAGGTGACATATGCACCGCTATCATCATATTCTAGCTGACAAACGTCAGGGCTGCTGATTTCAATTTTTATATCTTTCGGATCAACGTCCTCTGCGTCAGTTTCACCTGTGATTCGCAAATAGATTATGTGGCTATAGTCACGATTATAGTCATTCAGTGTGATAGAATAGTTGTCATTAGTCCATTCAACCTTTGTCGGTCGCCTATAGCCGAATAGGTGCGCTATTCCGTAGACTATGACCGATATAGCACAGAAAATGATTATCGCCAGCAGACAACCGCCCTTTGACGTGCTACTTGATTTACGGCCGTGAGAACTACGGCTTGACGACTTTCTGCCACCCGATGTTGATACATATGACAGCCCTGTGCCTGGTATACCGACGGACTTTGTGCGCCGCCCTGAGCTGTTGACACTGTATCGTGCACCCTTTCCACCGACACTCATACCGACGGATTTTTTATTGATGTTCAATTTTGCACCGCCGCCAAGTTTAATTGATTTTCTTAAACGGAATCCCATTTTTTTCTACCCCTTTTCTAATATTCACGGCTCTGGTGGACATACTAGCCCTAGAGGTGATATATATGATATACGAAACACATCTGCGTGATATACGTCGCACACAGCGCCTGACACTGCGCCAGCTCTCTGAACTGTCAGGCGTTAGTTTTTCTGAAATTGACCAGATAGAACATTATAATGTTGACCCACGCATTTCAACGGCTGTTTTATTGGCAAAATCGCTGAAATGTGGGCTTGACGATTTGTTCAGTTTCAACAAATAATGTTCGATATTATAAACACGCTTGCATTTTATGCCATAAAAATGCTATGATTTACACATAGCCTATATATGTGTGTTTCATGTATATTATAGCATTTTAACGCATATTTTGCAATACTTTTTGACGTGTTTTTTATTTCAGTCCGATTTTTCGGACAGTACATAAAAAGGGTATTGACAGCCGTAATAACATGATATATAATAGGCTTATCGAACATACGTTCTATAAATTACAGGAGGAGTACATATGGCAATTACCAAAGAAGAAGAAGAAAAACTGCAAATTTTAGCCGAAATCCTGCACACTATGAAAGACCTGCAGGACGCAAGAGCAAAAAAGAGGGGCATTAATGCTCCTCTTCTTGATGATCCTCTTGCCATTTCAGATATTTTAATATCTTCAAAAGCGACTTGAGGCTGTCTGCTGACAACGTTTTAACAGTTCGTATAATATCGTCGACTATGGCATTATTTTCGAGGTCCGTAACACCGAGAAGATAATCCACAGAGACTCCAAAGATTTGCGAGAGTGCAATCAACGTATCGTTGCTTGGCTCTCGCATTTCTGCTTCATACTTGCCTATCGTGTTCGGTGCAAGGGGTGGCGTGCCAAGTTTTTCGCCTACCTTTATGCCGATTTCTTTTTGCGATAGTCCTTGCTGTTGTCGCAGCTCACACATACGCTTGCCGTACATCGTAGCCCTCCTTTCATTTATTATTATAGTACATTTTGTACCATTTGTCAATGTGTAATAATACATTTTGTCGTTTTGCACAAGTTTTAACACAAAAATTTGTGCCATTTTGTATTAAAAAATGTGCCAATTCGTATTGACAAATGATACAAAATGTATTATAATGATTACAGTGATAAACGAAAGGAGCGAAAGTAATGAAGTACAAAAATCTTGAAACACTGCGAAAAGCAAAGGGTTACACTGTAGAAGAATTGATACGAAACGTATCGGTGCTGAACGGTTCAAATGTAAATGATGATAGCCGTTTACGCAACAAGTACTATCGTTGGCAGGACGGTGCAAACATTGCGGTAGCTGATATGATAGCACTGCATCAAATCTTCGGTGTTTCAGTGGACTGTATTCTTGACGTTAAACCACTAGAAATCAGCGGATAAAGAGGTGAAAACAATGCCTGCAAAGAAAATAACCGCCAATGACGTGATATCCAAACGGTTGAGAGCCATCAGAGCCGATAACGACATCACGCAAGCAAAAATCGCAAAACGGCTGAACATGGCACAGACAGCCGTGAGCAGGTGGGAACGGCAGTTCGGCACCATGAATGCTGAACAAATCGTAGCGTACTGCAAGATAATCGGGGCGAAACCCGAAGAAATCTTTGCGGAATACTGCAGAGAAAGGAGCATAAGAAAATGACCAGCATGATAGCAACACTGGAGATCGTCAGATTCGTGGCTGCAATAGCGTTATGTGTGGCGCTATTCGCACTGGCGGTCTACGGACTATATCGAAACATCAAGGAGACAGCCGAAACCGCAATCCGTGAGGAACTGGAGCAGGCGATCAAGGAAGCTTCAAAGCCTGTTGTCAAGGTCGAGATACAGACGAAAGGAAAGTGGTAAAGTGTCAGAGGGTATGTTTATAACCGCAATAATCGGCGCAGCAATCGTGATACTGACAGTTTTTTATGCTGTGATACTGTTCATAGCATGTATCATAGACCAGCACCAATGGAAACATGAACGTAGTAGCTGCGATGATGATGATAGCCGTGACGAAAACAGCGATGGCAGAGTTTAGATTCGCAATGCAACGGATTTGCTATGAATAGCATTGGCTACGGCAAAGCTAAGTTCCGACAAGCAAAGGCGAGGCGAAGTTTTGACACGCAACGAGAGGCAAAGGCATAGCATGGCATTGATTAGCAAAGGCATTGAGAAGCATAGCGACGCAAGGGCATAGCAGTGATTAGCAAAGGAACTGCAGTGACTAGCAAAGGCGTAGTTCGGCACAGTATGGCGTCGAAAAGCAAGAAAAAATAAATTTAACGTAACGGAGGTCAAAAACATGAAAAAAATCAAAGTAAAGTTGACGTTCACCGAAGAGATTCTGGGAACGGCAAACGCAACAACCACAATTCACGATGAGTACATCGCATCGAAAGCACCCGATGCAAAGAGCCGTGAGGAAGAGATAGCCGCGCTTGGCGTGGCTGAGGTAGTTGAAAAGTCTATGACGGTATTCCCGACACTGGAAGACGGCACACCATTTCTGTGGGACTATCAAATCAAAGGACTTTTCAAGGACGCTTGCGGTGTTCTGAAAAAGGTATCAGGCACGGCAAGCTCAAAAATCAAGGCGTACAAGAAAGAGATTGACGGACTTATCTTCGTCGAGGAACGAAAAATCCCATACGAATTCAAGGGCGGTATGGGTGAATGTCAGAGACCGTTGAGAGCAAGCACGCCGCAGGGCGAACGTGTCGCACTGGCACACTCTGAGACAGTTCCTGCAGGAGCGACAGTTGAGTTTACTATCGTTATTCTGAAAGACGATATGGAAACAGCCGTAAGAGAGTGGTTGGACTACGGCAGGCTGAGAGGCATCGGTCAGTGGCGTAACAGCGGCAAAGGTCGCTTTGAGTGGGAGGAAATTGAGAATGAATAAGAAAATCACTGACGAGGAAATCGTAAAGGCGGCGGAATGCTGTGTAGAAAATGACTGTGGGAATTGTCCCCTTTCCGGGACCTGTTGTAGACGCTTTTTTGCAGAGTACATAATCAATACCACCAAACCAGCATTTGATTGGGACGGATTTATATCTGGCAAGTTTAAAGTTCGCCTAAAGACACAGACAGATTATGACGCGTTTATGCGAGAATGCGAACAGCATGAACTAAATTGGGGCCCAGAAAAACCTACGGAGGTTAATGCTTGGCCACGTTATCGTGACTGTACATCAATATATTGCTGGCCAAGGAGGAAAAAACTATCACATGACAATTATTTACTTTCGCTAATCCCAGTTGTTGTATATTCTGATAAACAGACAGACTCACACGCAAAAGTTGGCCTAATTGACAAGGAATTCAATAAGTTGCTGTTGGACATTACTGGATTGCTTTCTGCTATGGACAAACAATGTACAGCTGCATATAATGCGGGAATAAGTTGTCAAAAGTTAAAATCATTGATAAGGCCGGATGGTGAGCCAAGTGACTAGCTATTCATGTTTGGATTGCAAGCACCTGAAAAGTTGCCTAGAAAGTAGCAGGCGCTACCCCTGCAGAGATTTCAAGCTGGCAGAGCCAGCAATATTGGAAAGGAGAGGTCGAAAGCATGACAGTAAAAGAAAGGCTTGACGATATGGTCGTCATGGCATTAACGGAGCTAAAAATGAAAAAAACGCAAGAATGTGGCACTGTTACCGAAGGCGTTTACCCTATGATGATAGGCGACGTGTGGACGTTTGACGGAGCAATATCGGGTGTTCAGATATTTCCACCTGACATTCATGCCGTAGCGAAAGAGGTCGGAGCTGAGGTGCTGGAAAACGGAATTGAATCGTATTTCATATACAAAAATATCGCATTTTTCAAATATATGGGCGGTGATTTTAATGCGTTACACGGCTAATGATTGTGTCGGCTGTCCTGACGGGTGCAGATGTTGTGGCAGAGACCGCAATTACACTGTAGTCCAATGTGACAAATGCAGGGACGAACTAGACCTTGCAATTGAAAATGTTTTCTGCTACCAGGGCAAGGACTATTGCAAGGACTGTTTTCGTGAAATCCTGATTGAAGAAATCAACCAAAATGACGATATTTCAATCTATGACCTTGCCGAGCTGGCAGGGGTCGAGTATGACGAGGAGGATCTGAACCTGTTATGAGCGCAAGTTTTGAAAACGGCGTTCAGAAATATGTCAGGGGCTATGCGGTAGTTGAAACCGCATTCCCTGTTGACAACAAGGGTGTTACATACGCCGCCTGCAAGTATTGCAGATTTTTTTCACGTCGTTCTGGGCGGTGCAATCTGACCGACGAAATCGTATTTTTACCAGACACGTTTGTGGGCACTCAATGCCCACTGGAAATCAAAGAGGAGGAATAAAACATGGGATTACCTGTTTTAATTGAAGGTGAAAGCGGCAGCGGCAAGAGCCGTTCCCTCAAAAATTTCAAGCCAGGCGAGATAAGCATTTTTAACGTCGCTGGCAAGCCGTTGCCGTTCAAAAACAATGGTCTTGCGACACTTTCGGTGGCAAAACTTGTCAAGGCAAACAAAGGCAAGAGCCGTTATGATGTTATCAAGGCGGCTATGTTTCAATCAAAGTCAAAGGCATTTGCCATTGATGATAGCCAGTATCTCATGGCATTTGACAGTTTCGACAAGGCAAAAGAACTAGGGTACGGTAAATTTACCGATATGGCGGTCAGTTTTGAACGGCTGATAGAATTTGTTATAAATGACCTGCCGTCAGATGTTATTGTGTACTTCTTGCACCACGTCGAATTAACCGACGGCGGCAAGTACAAAGCAAAAACTATCGGCAAAATGCTGGATAATCAGTTGACAGTTGAAGGGCTGTTTTCAATCGTGCTGTTTTGCACAGCCGATGAGAACCACCACTATTTCATCACGCAGTCGAGAGGCATTTCTACTGCGAAATCGCCCGAAGATATGTTTGACGATGAAATCGAAAATGATTTAAAATTCGTAGACACCAAAATCAGAGAGTATTGGAATTTAACTCCAAACAATACAGAAAGCGAGGAAAAATAAATGATCGGAATTACAGGTTACAAGCAGGCGGAAGCAACAAGTTTTTCAGAGCTGCCAAAGCTCCAGCCAGGCGGATATGTGCTGAAAATTCTCAACGTCAAAGTTGAGCCCACTGATTGGGGTAGCAGACTAGCGATTCAGTTTGACATCGCAGAGGGCGAATTCAAGGGCTTTTTCGACAAGCTGTATAAGGCAACACCTGACGAGTGGGAGAACAAAAAGTGGAAGGGTTCAATGCGCCTGAGCATACCGCATAACACAGGCGATGAAACCAAGTTCAAGAAGTCGCTGGGTTATTTCAAATCACAGATACAGGCGTTTGAAAATTCAAATGCTAATCTACATATCGACTGTGAAAGAGATTGGGACGAGAACGTCCTGAAGGGTAAACTTGTGGGCGCTCTTTTCAACGAAAAAGAGTGGGAAAAAGACGGTAATACAGGCTGGTTTACGCAGTGCAAACGTTTCGTGCCTGCAAACGATATCCGCAGTGGCAATTTCACAATTCCAAAGCGTGAAGAGCTGAAAAACAAGCCGTCAACAGCCAGCAATGACAGTTTTGATCCGAACGCCAATCTGTCAGATTTCGTCGAAATCAACGTAGGCGATGACGCAGTGCCATTCTAATGCACCCGATAGACATTGACGCCACACTTAAAACGTTCTCGGTTATCGTGGATAGCCGAGAACAAAAGTGGGGGCATATCGAAAAGGCTCTGAAAGCCACAGAAACGCCATATACGCAACACAAGTTAAACTATGGTGATTATACATGTGAAGCTGTAAAACCTAACAGCGAGCCTGTAAGCCTTGCTCAAAGCGTTGTCATTGAACGCAAGGCGAATTTGGACGAAATCGTGGGTAATTTCACGAAAGGGCGAGAGCGTTTTGACCGTGAATTCAAGCGGTCGGTTGACGACCATGCAAAAGTGTTTTTAATGGTCGAAGATGATAGATTGTGGGAAAATATTCTGTTACACAACTATCGCAGTAAAATGCCACCGAAGGCACTACTGGCAACGTTCTGTTCATGGCAGGCACGATATAACATCACGATCATAGCGTGTCGGAAGCAGGAAAGCGGCACACTGATAAAGGCGATACTATACTACGCTTTGAGAGATTATCTTCAAAAATTGGACGGTGATTAAATGCTAGAAAATGGTTTTATAACACTAGAACGAAAAATATGCGCATGGCGTTGGTTTCGTGAACCGAACACATTGGTAGTGTTTTTATATCTGATTTTGCAGGCAAATTATGAACCGCATGATTTTGAAAACATCACAATTCAGCGTGGACAGATAGCTACAAGTTATCCAAGCATTGCCAAAAACACTGGTCTGTCAGTAAAAAGCGTAAGGACAGCAATAAAACATCTAATTGAGACAGGGGAAGTGGCAGTCTCAAAATATCCACGATATAGCGTTTATACCGTGGTTTGCTATGACAAGTATCAAGACAAGCGGCAGAGTGTCGGGCAGGCTAAGGGCAGGCAAGGGGCAGGCTGTGGGCAGGCTAAGGGCACCAATGAAAAGAAAGCAACAAAGTATAACAAAGATAAAGAAATATATGCTGCTCTCGCAGCGCACACAAACGGCAGACGGACAGATAATCCAGGCAGGACAGATTTTTAAGTGAGGTGAAAAAAACATGGGATATACAATGCGTGATGATGATGTGGTCGGTCTGGCTGTGGCACTGAATGCAGAAACGCACCGCAAGGGGCGTGAACTGTATTTCAAATACTGTCCGTACTGCAATGGGGGTGGTCATGACAAAGATACATTTTCTGTAAATCTTGACACGGGGGCGTTCAAGTGTTTCCGAAGCAGTTGTGGCATGACAGGTCATTTCGTGCAACTGGCTAGGGATTTCAACTATCCGCTGGAATTTGACGACGAGCAGAAAAAGAAATACCGCACGCTACCACCTGTGAAGATAGTTACCCGTGACAAGGCGGTTGAATACCTGCGGTCAAGGGGAATTTCGGAAATCACCACACGGAAATACAACATCACTGTCGGTGATAAACGTGACAATTTGCTGATGTTTCCGTTTTTTGATGAAAATAACGTGTTGACGTCTGTCAAGTATCGCAAGACAGATTTTGTTAAAGGCAGAGACAATCAAAAAGAATGGTTTGAAAAGAACACAAAACCGATACTGTTCGGCATGAACCGATGTACAGAAAAGCATGATAGGCTGATAGTCACGGAGGGGCAGATTGATAGTCTGTCGGTGGCTGATTGTCAGATAGATAATGCAGTATCTGTGCCAGGCGGCCAGAGCAATAAAACATGGGTGCCGTTCTGCTATGATTTCGTTGACAGCTTCGACGAAATTGTAATTTTCGGAGACCATGAACACGGCCATGTGACATTGGTTGACCAGTTTACTACATCATTTCCACACAAAAAACTGAAAGTTGTCAGGGCACAAGATTATCTGGGTGAAAAAGACGCAAATGCAATTCTGCAGAAATACGGCTGTAAAGCGATATGCGATGCCGTAAACAATGCTGAAGAAATACCTGTTACGGCTGTCAAGAAACTGTCGCAGGTCAAGGCAGTAAATCTGGATAAGCAGGAGCATATCAGAACAGGCATATACGATGTTGACCGATATATCGGCGGTATCTATATGGGGCAGGTAGTGGTTATCACGGGCAAGCGTGGCGAGGGTAAATCAACGTTGGCGTCACAAATAATTGCAAATGCATTAGACCAATCAGACCAAGACGGCAATCCGTATTCAATTTTTGTTTATTCGGGTGAATTGCCTGACTATCATTTCAAACGCTGGCTGGATCTCCAGATTGCAGGAAAACAAAATGTTATACGTTCGGTTAACGAATATGGTGACGAAACATATGACATTCCTAATGATGTGGTCGATAAAATCAACCGCTGGTATGATGATAGGGCGTACATATTTGATAACACGGCTGTGACGGCTGAAATCAAACTTGACGGCGACAATGCCAAGCGTGACGGTAAAATATCATTGTTGGGTACGATTGAAACGGCTATCCGCAGATTTAATGTCAAACTGATATTGATTGATAACCTCATGACGGCACTGGACGTTGACCTCAGCAAAGAACTGTATCGGGCACAGTCCGATTTTGTAAATGCTGTGAAATACATAGCTGTCAAATATAACGTTGCTATCATACTGATAGCGCACCCACGCAAGACCGCAGGCGGCATTGAACTGAATGCAGATAGTGTCAGCGGTTCGGGTGATATCACAAATAGAGTCGATTTAGTTTTAACATATAGCAAAAATAGCGACGACGACAAAGACGATTTTCAAAGCAAAATTGCCATTGTAAAAAACCGATTGACAGGCAACGTGGCAGACAACATCAAGGTCGCCTACAGCCAGATTTGTAAACGTATCGGCTGTAACAATGCTGAATGGGGCAGGATCTACGGCTGTTTCAAAGATGTTGACACGGCTGAGGACGAAGATTTGCCGCCGTTCTAAAAAAATGAGGAGGAATAAAAAATGAACAAGAAAGAATTTAAACAGTGGGTCAAAAAGACATACAGAGATTTTCAAAAAGATAAGCAGGCGATTGCGTACAGTGGTTGCAGTGACGTGGTTATTGTTTATGACACAACAGCCGTTAAATCCGCTATTGCAAAATGTTACCCACAAGATACATTTGACTATGACACAGGTGTTGCTATCGCCTATGCAAGATTGAAAGGAATTGAAATTCCAAAGGTCGAGGAAGAGCCAGAGTTCAAGCGAGTTGGAAACGGACAGGAATACTACTGCATAGGTAAATTCAATACGGCTCGTTTTGGAGCTGTCTACACACTAGAAGCAGGCCATTTTTTGGATAAAGCATCTTTTGAAAGCAACAACTATTTCCACACAAGAAAACGTGCCGAAGAAGTTGCTGATAAAATCAACCTTTTACTGAAACTGGAAAGGTTACACGATACCTATTGTCCTGACTATGTACCTGACTGGCAGGACAATGCAAGAAAATACTACGTTTTTTATGGTACGAAAGACAGTACATACTATGTTGGTGGTTGTCTTGTTGCGGATAGAAAACCATGCGTTTATTTTCCAACAACAGAAATCGCACAAAAGGTTTGCGACATTCTGAATGGCGAAACAAAAAATGCAAAAAGCCTTTGTGGGGCTTGCTGACGAGGTGTACAAATGGAAAGAACAGAGATTGACAAGCTAGCATATCGTGGTGAAGAACTACCGAACGATAGCAATATTTTTGATGAAATATACTGGCTGGCTATGTATTATCTATACAAAACCGCCACACTGAACAACATTCCTGCAGAGCAGGCAGCGAAAGCCAAGAGTGCATTGACGCAGAAGCTGGACAAGCAGATAAAACAGAGCGAACCTAATGAAAACGTGATAGCGGCATTCAATGACAGCGTACGTGTTATGCGTGAAATGGAAAAATTCATCAGACCCTATGCAGAATTTGAAAAGAAAAGCCGTGAAGAGCTGATAGAGTTTATCAAGCATATGTTTGATGTGCTGTCGGGGCTGGGTCCATATGAGGAGGACAAGTAACATGGGTAACAACAAATTCTGCACCAGCTGCAAATATTTTGAAAAATCATCTGACAACTGCGGCAGGAAGAACGGAAAATACGGGCTATGCAGGTATGGTGTGAGACAGGGATTTCGTCCGAGGATAGTAAGATATCAGCACACTATCTGCGAAATGTTCAAGGACAAGATAGAGGCTGTGAAATGCAGTGCTGCTACGACGCTTTGTTGGTACTGCAAACACGCAGTGCCAAAGAGTGACAAGCTGACAGGTGAACAGATAACAGGGTGCAGCTGGTCGATGGACAGACAACCTGTTGCCGGTTGGAAGACGCGCGGTCATAGGGTTTACGAAGGGCAGAAAGGCACGTTGCATTCATATACTGTGACTGAGTGTCCTGAGTTTGAGGAGGGATAAAATGAAGGTATTAATAGCGTGCGAAGAATCACAAGAGGTCTGCAAAGCGTTCCGTGCGAAAGGACACGAAGCGTACAGCTGCGATATTCAGATGTGTTCAGGCGGCCACCCTGAATGGCATATATGCAATGATGTTTTGGATATTATCAATGGCAATACCGATTTCTTCACCTGTGACGGCAAGCAGCATACTGTTGAAACATGGGATATGATTATCGCACACCCACCGTGTACGTACCTTACGAACGTGGCTACACGCCACTATAGTTTGAAATGCACACCTGCTGAAAAGGTGGTCGAGCGTATGAAACACCGTGAAGAATCAATAGTATTTTTTATGCAGATTGTGTCGGCGAACGCACCGAAAATTGCAGTGGAAAACCCTATAGGGCGTATGAATACTGTATTCAGAAAGGCAGATCAAATAATTCACCCATATATGTTTTCAAACGGACCGGAAGACTCAGAACAGTTTGTCACAAAGGCGACGTGTTTATGGCTAAAGGGGCTGCCTGTCCTACGACCAACATATACAGGGGACAAGCCTGATAATGGCAAGCTGTTTGGACGATATTCTAATGGTAAATCACGCACATGGGAAGAAACACGTCATTCTGGCAAAGATCGTGCTAAGGTAAGGAGCAAAACGTTTAAAGGTATTGCTTTTGCAATGGCTGAACAATGGGGAAGTGAGGAGGGATAACATGGTAAAAATCAAACCCGAATACATCTTCCCACTTCTGCTGATTTTGTTAGACGTGGGAGCAGCGGTTATATACGCTGTGCAGAAGGACTACAAAAAGGCTGTCTACTGGTTAGCGGCGGCTGTGTTGAATGTGACGGTAACTTTTTAGGAGGCTATATGGATAGTGCAAAAGAAAAAAAGGCTATCGAACGTCTGAAAGCGTTTGAACCTGCGGACGGATATTATTTAGCGTATAGCGGTGGAAAAGATAGTGACTGTATCAAAATTTTGGCACAACTTTCAGGCGTTAAATTTGAAGCAGTACATAATCTGACAACTGTTGATGCACCCGAAACTGTTAGATATGTTCAATCTCAGCCAGATGTAAAAATAGATAAAGCGTATGACAAAAACGGCAATCATGTTACTATGTGGAATTTGATTGTAAAAAAACTAATGCCTCCGACACGTCTTGCAAGATACTGCTGCAGCGAATTAAAAGAACGTGGCGGCATAGGACGTGTTGTTGTCACGGGCGTTAGGTGGTCTGAAAGTCAACGCCGTAAAGAAACGGCTGATGTTATAAAAATTATCGGCAAACCGAAAGCTACAATGAAAGCTGCTGATGAAATAGGCATAGAGTATCAGCAAACGTATCAGGATGGGATAATTCTTAACGATGATAACGACAAAAATCGTAGGTTGGTTGAACACTGCTATCGCACTACGAAAACTATGGTAAACCCTATAGTCGATTGGTCTGATTATGATGTGTGGGCTTTTTTGCATTACTATGGTTGCAAATCAAATCCGCTGTATGAATGCGGTTTTAATCGTATAGGGTGCATTGGCTGTCCTATGGTAGGAAAACATAGATACGTTGAATTTGAACGATATCCGAAATACAAACAAAATTTTATAAACGCATTTGATAGAATGCTAGAACGTAGAAAACAACTTGGAAGAGTTGCTAAAATGTCATGGCAAACAGGTCAAGACGTTTTTCGCTGGTGGTTGGGCGAAGATTTCAACCAGCTGACATTTGATGATTTGGAGGTATAAAGATGACAAAATATATCAATGCAGACAATCTGATTAACGAACTATCGGCGGCGTGTATGCCGATATACGAAAAGGGCATAACAGGCATTCTGGGGGATAACAGCAGTATCGCTGATATAATCAACGAACAGCCTACCGCAGACGTGCAGGAGGTCAAGCACGGATATTGGAAAAGTCAGAAACAAAGCGGTTTTTATCGCCTGGCGGATTATGAGTGTAGCATTTGCGGCTATGATAATGATGAAACGCCTGATTACTGCGCCTTTTGTGGTGCAAAAATGGAGGGATTTGACGATTGAGAGATATGCAACTTAACGTTAATTTCCCGTTAAGACCTTGCCTTGTAAATGGCGAAAAGATGTTATTTCATATGTGGGGCATAGGTCGGAATGAAACCATAGGTATCGTAGAGGACGCTAATGGGTCGATAATGGCAGTTTTCCCTTACAAAATAAGATTCACGGATGAAATCTTTAAAGAGTATATGCATGAAGAGGGTGATTCTGAGTGAAAGCACGAACAAACATCGTCAGACAAAGCGACATCAAGAAAGAAGTCGCAAAGGAAATGCAGAAAAGATATAGCGAACTGCAAGGCGAGATAATGCAGGATATCACAGAACAGATAATGGCGACTGTTTTGTGGACGCTGGATAAGTGGTACGGCTGGAAAGGCAAACGCCTGCGTGCATTTATCAACGCAGTAAATAGCACGTTTGACATCATGGACACGGCTGAATTCGATAACGACAATAACGCCAGCTATCTGAAAGAAACATACGGCATTGACCTGTCGGAACTGATATCAACGGAAATGACTGACAGGGTGCAGAAAGGCGGTTGAAATGACAGCAAAAGAATATTTGCAAAACGCCTATAAAATCGAACGGCGTGTAAAAATCATCGAAAACAAGGTCAAGAAACTGCGGTCACAGCTAGAATATGCTGGTATTTCATACGAAAATACAGGTGCTAGTCATGGTAGTTGCAATGGCGACAAGATGTCAAGCACCATAGAACGCATAGCGGAATACGAACGCAGACAGCAGGAACTGGCACTGATACTGATTGAAAAACGTCTGCAAATTGAACAATCTATTGACGCAGTAGCAGACGCAGACCAGCGAGAAGTCCTTGAACGACGGTATCTTTTTTATCAACGCTGGGTAGGAAAATTCAATAAAGAAAATGGTGAATACATAATGGGGATCACTGATTATATGAACTATTCAGAACGCACGATTTATAAAATTCACGGTGAAGCCCTGAAACATATCATCGTTCCAAAAGAATGCAGTGAAATGCAGTGAAATGCAGTTATTAATCTGCTATACTGTATAATAGCCCGATAGGGTGGAAAGGTCAGTTGGTTATCTCCTCAATAAAAGCCAACCCCATTTTTTTACGCCTGAGTGGCTAGCCCTCAGGCAATGTGCAGGGGCGGTGCACCATCACTTAACCTGCTCCATGTTTTTTACTTCTTTTGTTTTAGATCTCCTGACTTCCGCTATGGCATTAGCTATGGCGGATATATCGGTCGATACTGCAATGATGTTGACGCCGATACCAATCAGCCACACACACCTCTTAACAATGTGTCCCACGTGTGGCATTTTTATTTTATGGGGGCGGTGTCATGAAAGACTTTGCATATTCTTTTTACCGCTCAGCGGCATGGAAGAAGTGTCGCCAATCCTACATCGACAAACGCATATTAATCGACGGCGGTCTTTGCGAAGAATGTCATGAACGTGCTGGATATATTGTTCATCACCGAACATTGTTGACACCAGCGAACATTCGTGACCCTGAGGTATCATTAAACCATGCCAATCTCGAATTTGTATGCAAAAAATGTCATGATAATTTCGAGGGTCACTTCTACCAAAAATCACCTAAAAAATTAACAAAATGTGAATTTGACGCATCGGGTATGCCCATGCCCCCCTCAAATTTGGAGTGAATTTTTTCCTAAGATACCGAGGGGGCAAAGGTCATTTTTTACGCACGATAAAATCGCATAAGGGGGTGTAATCTGATAATGGCAAAAATCAAGAAGAATTTGAGCGAGTTGCGAAAAGCTGTGGATAGCTGCGAACCAGCCAAGAGAGAACTAGGCATAAAGCTGTTAGATCAGCTGGAGTACATGGAAAATCTGCTGAGCGAGTATCAGAAAAAGATAAAAGCAGAGGGTGCGATCATCGAAGCAACAAACGGCAATGGTTTTACTGTCAAGACAGAGCACCCAGCAAGCAAGGCATATGCAACCTTAATCGGAAAATACAATGCAATGGCTAAGACCGTTGAAGACATAATTCTCGATAGCCTACAAAAGTCTGAAGGTGACGAGCTGTTGGAATTCTTGGGCGGTGCAAAGCGTTGACGGAATTTGAAAAATATTTTACTGGCATTTATGACGGAAATATCATTGCGTGCGAGAAAATGAAAAAGGTTTCCGAAATGCTGCTGAACAGATTTGCAAGCCCTGATGAATTTCATTTTGACGAAGCTATTGCAACACGGCACACGGATTTTATCGAAAAATTCTGTAAACAGCCGTCTGGAAAACTAGGTCAGCCGTTGAAGCTGGAGTTGTTTCAAAAAGCAAGACTGCAAGCATTATTCGGTTTTGTTGACGATAACAACCTGCGCCAGTATAACGAATGCCTGATAATTGAAGGTCGAAAGAACGGCAAGACAACGGAAACTGCGGCGGTCGAAAATGATATGCTAGTCAATGACGGAGAGGGTTCGCCGCAGATATATAACATCGCCACAATGCTAGACCAGGCAAAGCTAGGGTTCAACGCCTGCTACAAAATGATAAAACAATCGCCACTGCTGAGCAAGCATATTCGCAAGCGTGCAGCCGATTTGTATTTTCCGTTGAACATGGGATTTATAAAAGCCCTTGCGAGCAATTCAAACAGCCTTGACGGTCTGGACGTTCACTGCGGTGTTATCGACGAGTTGGCGGCAATCAAGAACCGAGATCTATATGATTTGATAAAGCAAGCAATGGGCGCTAGACAGCAGCCCATTTTATTTTGCATTACCACAAACGGCTTCGTCCGTGGCGGCATTTTTGACGCCCAATACGAATATGCAAATAATCTGCTATACGGACGGCTGACAGAAAGCAATAACCGATTTCTACCGTTTATCTACGAACTGGATAGCCCCGACGAATGGGATAAGGAAGAAACCTGGCTGAAAGCAAACCCTGGGCTGGGCACGATAAAATCAACCGACTATCTGCGCCAAATGGTGCAAAAAGCCAAAGATGACCCTAGCTTCAAGGCAACGGTTATGGTCAAGGATTTCAACCTTCCGCAGAATACCGAAAGCGGCTGGCTGAGATGGGACGAGCTGAACAATGAAGAAACTGTTGTAGATTATCCGTTCAGATATTTCATCGGTGGTTTTGACGCTGCCGACTATATAGACCTTAACGCTGCAAAGGCTATCTGCAAAAAGCCTGATGATGATAGGTTGTATGTAAAATCTATGTACTGGATACCGCAAGCCGTCCTTGACGCTGACGCTGAAAAAGGTGACAGACGTGGACGAGATAGTGTGCCATATGAACTGTGGAAATCACAAGGTCTGCTGAGGACGTGCGAGGGAAACAAAGTCAACAAGCGTGTCATCCTAGACTGGTTTTTGGAATTGAGGGATAAAGAAGACATCTATCCTCTGGCTATTGGCTATGACCCATGGCACGTTTCGGACGAGCTGATAAAAGCGTTTGAAGAAGAGTTTGGCAAGGGCGTTTTAGTACCTGTGCGTCAGGGCGTTATAACGCTGTCTGACCCAATGAAGAATTTGAAAGCTGAGTTTCAGCGGCACAACATCGTTTACGACAATAACCCAATTGACAAATGGTGTTTTCTGAATACAGCTGTAAAAACGGACGTCAACGGCAACATTCAGCCATGTAAAAAATCTGACCGAACACAGAGAATAGACGGACTTGCGGCGCTGTTGGACGCATATGTGGTCTATTATAATCGGCAGGAAGAATTTGAAAGTTTGATATAAGGAAGGAACAAAATGAAAGGTGAAACATACGAGCAATTCGTTGAAAAATTTAAGCCCAAAAAAACCACTGATGACTGTTACACACCGCCACTGATTTACGATGGCGTGGCTGATTGGGTCTGCACAGAATATGGCATAAATCGTGATGCTTTTTGTAGACCATTCTATCCCGGTGGCGATTATGAAACGTTTGACTATACAGGTAAGATCGTAGTTGATAATCCGCCATTCAGCATTCTCAGCAAGATTTTACGCTTTTATATCGAAAGAAACATAAAATTTTTTTTGTTTGCACCTGCTCTCACTCTATTTTCAGGAACGACAGAACACTGTACAGCAATTCCGGTTGGTGTAGCTGTAACATATGAAAATGGGGCAGTCGTTAGCACGTCGTTTGTAACAAATCTTGATGATAGCGACATTCGGGTTCGCACCGCCCCACGCCTTTATAAGATTTTAAAAAGCTGTAATGATGCTAGCAGAAAAGAGAAAACTAAAACAATGCCGAAGTATGAATACCCGAAAAACGTTGCAACAGCGGCTGAAATCAATCGGCTTTCAAAGGCTGGCATTGACTTTGAAATTAGAAAATCTGAAAGCCTTCGTGTTCGTGCTCTTGATGCTCAACTTTTGCGAAAAAAAGCAATATTCGGGTCGGGATACCTCATCTCAGATGGCACTGCCATACGTTTAGAACGAGCAGAACGAGAACGAGCAGAACGAGAACGAGCAGAACGAGAACGAGCAGAACGATGGCAACTGAGCGAGAGAGAAAGGGCTATTATAGCAGAATTGAACAAGAAATGATTTTGAAAATTATGCAAAGAAACCTGCTAAGAAAAATCAATAGGCAAAATGAACAAAGTTGAGAAAAGAAGC